TTAACCTCATGAAAATAATTTATTCGCTTAGATAGCCACTCTGAAAAAAGATCATTTGTAGGCAAGGTTACGTATAACAACATGCCTCGCTTATCATCAAGAAGAGATATCTTTCTATATACACCATAATTAGATGCTATTTCTAAGATAACTTTCTGATAGTTATGTGGTATCCAATGATCATGATCAATACAAAAATCTACTGTATTATCCCATCTTCTGTTAGGATATGTTTTACTTCTAACTTCAAATTTAAATTTCATTGCTCATCACTAAATTAGTATTCCAATACATAGGAAAGGGTTTATCATAAAAACTTTCTATGAAAGAATTAGCATACTCTTTTATATTTGTCCAGTGATCCATTACATCAATCGAATTTACTGCTGGTGTATTAAAAAACTCATGTTTTATAAAAGTTTCCATATTTTTACCATTCCAAAAATTTTCATTTGTCACATTCCCATTTGTCATTTTTTCAACAAATTCCCCATTATCAAATATTGGATGTAGAAAAGAACAAACATCTGTACCAAAAACATTTTGTGCATGTATATGTGGAAAATTCCATTTACCGCACATGAATTTTTTATGCTCTTCTTTTATCCATTGTTTTAACCATCTTTGGGCCTCGTCTTCTGTCTTAAAACACATAACATGATTGACATATTCTTTGTTAGACCAAATAAGAAATATAGGCAAAGGCCACATACCCTCACTTTCTTTAAAATTATTTTTTTTATTGACAATATCTCTGCAACATGGATTTCTAGTGCATCCATCACGATATTTGTCAATTATTTTATGTCGTTCAGGGCTATATAATTCTTTGGAATTAGTCCATTTGTAATTATTTTTCAGGTTTAATCTTAAATTATATCCAAACATTTTTTATATATTCTTAAAGATTGTTCTGGTATTTCATCTAGAACCATAAGATATTTCGTATATTCAATAAACTCTTCAACTCTATTTTTATCATAAGTTCCTGAATTCAGAATCTTATCTACAAATTCTTTATGCACATCATTGTAAAATTGTGTTTTCATGATGTCTTCTTTAATTGTATCTGGTAGATACGCAACGTTCAATTTTTCAGGTGAATAACAATTTCTAAGATCAAGAATTATATCATGTTCTTCTGCCCATTTCATAGATTCAAAAACATTAAATACATTATAATTCTGCATGACGAACATGATACGCAATCCTGTTAAATATGGAGGTCGCAATTTGTAATCAGGATTACCATTTCTTTCAAATTTACTTTGATCAAACCATTTTTTCCACTTATTTAAATTATTTTCAAATCTTTTTATTTTTAAACCTTTACGACAAAACTCACCAACTTCTCCAACACCATCTAAACTCAAATATATTAAAACATTTTCACAACGATCTACGAAATCAAAGAATTCTTTTTTTGGAAAAACTGAATTATTTGTCGCCATGGTAAAAAGTTTTGCTGATCTACCCTCAAAAAAATCGCCTTCATATTCTGGCATTATAAAAGGCTCACCACCAGAAATTGTTATAAGATCTAAATCCTCTAATCCATCTAACATGTATGTATTTGTCGGTTTATTATCAGTCACCTGCATTGGGGCTTTTTCCCACATACTACTAGCACTTGGGTTGCATATTGTACATCTAAAGTTACATTTATTTGATGGATAAATTTCTATTTCTTTTAATTTTTTCTCTCGTTTTTCATAGCAAGAATTTATGCTTTCTCTTAAACTCATAAGACCAAGAGATTCTAAGTGATAACAATATCGGCACCCATCAAGTTTTTCACCCTGAAGCATTTTTTGTCTGAGGTCTTTCATCTCTTCACCCTCAAATGCTTCTGCAAGAGTTGAATATTTACCGTCAGGTATAAAAACTTTTTTTTCTATATCTGTACCATCGCCAGTTATTTCACCGTAATGTGTGCATGTATTGAGATTTCCATTCCACCATTGTGTCATTCTGACAAAAGGGCTCATACAAAAGTAAGACATTGCTCAGGAACTTTTACAAAAGTGTTCAAATATTTTGTATATTGTTGAAATTTGGCATAAATTAATTCTGATTCCTCACCTTTATCCAAAACCTCTAAAACAAACTGTTCATGATTGTCATCGAAAAATTTTGATTTTTTTATTTCTCGTTTAAATTTATCTGGCAAATATGCAGGACAAAGATAATCAGGCTCAAATGCAGTCGTAAGCATCACTCGATCCCTCATGCCAAATCCGTCTAAAAATTCTAAGGTTTTTGTTAAATTGAAAACATTATAATTACTTAACACAAAATTTACCCAAGGTCCATCATGTCTTGATTTTCTATCAAAAGTTCTATCTGAAAAAAATTTTAACCATTTTACAAAATTTCTTTTCCATACCCTCTGCTTCCATCCTAATCGACAAAACTCACCAACCTCTTCAATACCATCTAACGAAATTCCTATACAAACGTTTTTCAAATTTGACAAAAATTTCATCCATCTATCACCAGGAAATGCAGAACAATTAGTAACCATTTGAAACCAAACATTTTCATCTGTTTTACTTTCTATTAGATCCCAAAATTCATCTGTATAATAAGGCTCAATAGTTGGCTCACCACCCATAATTGTTATTTGTTTAAGATGCTCAACCCCATTTAATTCAATCGGAAGTTTATGTGAAATATGACTGTCGATAAATCTAAATTCTTTATTTCTTGCTTCCCAACCTGAGGAAGCAGATTCGTCACATGTAACGCATATAAAATTGCACTTATTTGAGGCGGCAAAATCTAATTCACGTAATTTTGTTGATGGTGGTTCTGGATATCTTTCATTTATATCCTGTCTGCAAGAATATTGATTTGATTCATCATAGAAATAACACCACTCACATTCAGGTCTTTTTTTACCGTCTCGCATTTCTTGACGAATATTTTCCATTTCATCACTTTGAAATGCATCAATAATATTTGAATATGTACCTTCTAGAGGTGGATGATACACACATGTTCTCAAATCTCCATTTGGAGATCTTGTCATGCGAGTAAAAGGTGAGGCGCAAAAATATTTGCTATTTGAAGAAAGATCGCTCAAGTTTTAATTTTTTAAATTCTAAAGTTTTCGCATTTTGTATGCTTTCAATAAGTTCTTGTTCAACAATACTAAAATAATTCCATTTACTTTGCTCTCCAAGATCAGAAAGTTTTCTATCGCCTTTGTTTAAACCTTGACCATATTTTTCTGCAATATAAAAAATAAAATCTTTTTCTGTCTCAATTTTTATCTGAACATCTCGATCTAAGTCTGGAGGTGTTTTTGTAAAAATCCAATTATCTTCAACTTTTTCTTTTTGTGCAAAATCTAAAAGATCTTTTTTCGAATTTATTTTAATTGTATTAAATTTATCACGATCCATGTATTTCATGTAACCAAGATATTGACAAGTCCTTAAACATGTCAGCAATTTGTTGTCAATTTCTATAGGTTTGAATATGACATTATATGTTTCAGAGTCACCATATTTGCTTTTAATCAGTTCTTGAGGAAATTCTTTGTCATCATAATTATTCAAGTAATCGTCAAATTGTTTTATAACACCATCTTCACCATCAGGATATAAAAAGATGACATTATACTCACACAAAGATGTATTAAAATACACAAATTTGTTTAGTGGCTCACCCAAGTTATTAAAATGATCGTTATGAGAACTTGTACTTCTAATTGAACTTTCCATAGTTCTACATGACTCTTCATCTGGTTTAACCGAAAGCCATTTGACTATAGTAACAAAACCAATCATAATTAAAATTGTGACGTATCTACCGTTACACCCAATGCAGTTATAGCATCAAAAAATGCTGATGAAAAAGAAGATGTTTTAGCAGTTGCAATTGCTGATTTCAAATCTGATTCGTAATGCTCAAGACCATAGGGAATCGTATCATTTATGTTATTACTTTCAATATTTAACGCCATGCCTCTGGTTTCATAAATAAAATACTCAAAATCTTTATCATTATCAATGTCTGCAGGATAAGTTGTCCATTTATTATTAACATTTTCATCTGTAATCCAATTTTCGAAAACAGTACCATCTAAATTTAATGCGTTGTAAGATGATTCATCATTAAATCTCAAATAACCTAGTTCTAAACTTGCTCTCATTTTATGTAACAGAGAATCAGGAATAGATATAGGTCTTATTTTTACATCCATATCGGCTAGGGGGCCATATTTTTGAATAACATATGGATCTGGAAATGTAGTGTGACCAACATAAGTTAAATAATCTACATGCTGATCAATCATACCCTGTTCGTTTGCGTACAAAAATATCGCATTATATTCTTTGGTGACAGAATCAAAATATACAAACTTATTTACAGGTTCTCCAGCATTAGTGAATTGTAAATTGTTTTGTCTTTTAAGCAATATCAATTGTTCTAAATCAAAACCATCATCTATATCGTATTCTGATTGCTTATACTTTACTATATTGATAAACCCATCCATAAAATCCTTTTTTATAAAAGAAAATAAAATTATTTCATTTATAAAGTATTTAGATTACTTTTCATTACAGATAATTTTTTAATCCATTTATCTGTCATTTTCTTGCATTTCATTATATCTATTTCCCATACTGTTTGTTTCGTATCATTAATATCCACAACATTTCTAGGTATCAGCCATTGTCGTTTTGATTTCTTAACAGATAAGTCAATTCGAGAATTATAATTGGTTGTAATAACTATATCCTTAGAATCATTTATTTCATGACAGTATTCTATTGAAATGCCTGCCATTACATTTGAAAATAATCTCTCTTCAAAATATTCACCCCAACATTTAGGTCTATGTTTAGTGGTTATTGCTTTAGTCAAAATTCTGAATGTATTCGGTACAAACTCACTTATATCATCAATACCTGAGATCATCGCCAATTTTTCATTATTGAAAAACATCAAGCATCTCAACATTTTTTCTATGTTTATATAATCAATATCATAATTCAGTCTTCGTTTTTTAAATTCAGGTATGAGTTCTTGAACGAGTTTATAATCAGTATATCTAAAGTCTCTAACTGTGATCATAATTTGCGGTACGAATCAATTTATTCATCTTATTTACTTGTATTTTATCGACCTTTGTAACCGTTACAGGTGAATCAACATACCATTCCTCTACTTTTTCTTTGACCACAGATGCATTTTCATTTCCATCATAATACAACCATACTTTGTCATTTTTAATTGTGAGCATACACCGATTTACACTTGTGTTATCCAAAACATATCTTTCAATAGTTTCAGGTTGCAAACGAGAGCAATTAAGTGCTAGTATATTTTTCTTTCTTCCTGTGACTTTCAAATCTTCAGTCACCATGTCACCAGATTGCCAAAAAGATTCTTGTAACTTCCATTTTATAAACAATTCTTTGTCTTTTATGTAATAGTCTATTAGAGGTGATAATTTTTCGCCAATACGTTCTTCATCTTCAGAATCAGATATTGCAGGTGGCACTTCAGTAGAACCATACAAGTGATGAAATTTTATTGCACCTTTAGATAAAACATCTTTTTTTATTCCTTCAGGTACTATATCTGCACCAGAAGATATTGTCATACCTGTAAAATTAAAATCAATCCATTTTTTCGTTTTCTTCAAAACTCTATAAACCGCAGGCAAAATAAATGCATGAGTTGCATCTTTAATTTCATCAAGATATTCATATGGACTAAATGCTTTCACTCTCAATTTGCACCCTGATATGTATGCAGGCAATACAGACAATACAGGATAGCCAATCGAGGCGGCAGGAAGAGATGCATTGACTATGTAATCATCTTTTACATAATTATTATATCTACAGTTTTCTTCTGCAACTTGTTTGATAAGTTCGTATGAATGAACTATTTTTTTAGGTGTGCCAGTTGAGCCTGAAGTATGATATACAAAATCTTCTTTACGATCAAATTTTCTAATTATATCTTCAGTCTCTTCTTTATAATCAATACATTCAATGTTTAAATTGCTCATCGGTTGTCTCAACAATTTTTTTAGTCAATTTAATAGCATACCAATCACCTATGAATGGAAAAATTGTATGCACGATACCCAATAAAAAAACGGCCCCTGCATATAATGTGCATAAACCTGAATACTTAAAATGATGCCAATAATTAGAATTTGCTTCTTTTAGATGATTAAAGTTTAGGAGCATAATAGTCAAACTCGTTAAAATATGTACCTAATTGACACCATGTGCCAGATGGAAATATCCACTGATAACTAGATGTGTATTTTTGATAATAATCCCACATATTTTTTTTCATCTCATCATTTTTGCTATCTATCCAAAATTGTGTGTCAGTTCTTTTAGATAATTGATAATGTGCAAGTATAAACCGAATACCGTCATTCCAAATTCTTCTCATAACTCTATTATAAGATTCTTTTCTGTATCCTCTTTTGATTGTATTTACTAATTGTGTAATTCCTGCTTGTGTCATAAAAAGTGTGGTAGCCTCTAATGGATCAACAAAACCAGCAGAACTTCCAATCGCCACAACATTATCAGACCATGGATTTTGAAAGACTGTAGGTGTCCAACTATATTGTCTTGGTTCCCCGATTGCGACTCTGCCTTGTTCTTTTTGATTATTTAAAAATTCATCTAAAGCATCATCATGCGATACATGTCTTGAACTATAAACATAGCCCATACCAACTCTATTTCTCAAACTTATTTCAAACTCCCAACCATACTTTCTTGCAGTAGATTTAGTAACGTCCCAATCTAAATCTTTATCGGTATGAACAGGATTTACCCATGCACTATCAACAAAATGTTGATGATGCAATTTCATTGGAGTTTTATCTTTAACAAATTTTCTTGAAAATCCTGTGCAATCGATATACAAATCATAACCATCTGGCAGAGATGTTACTTCATCTTCAATAACTTTCGTTCTTTGACAAGTTTGTTTAACAATAAAGGCAGTAGATTCTGCACACACATGATATGCATAATCTGCTCGTTTATCTGGAGTGTCAAACTCGTTATAAAATATTTGTTTATTGATGCTACCGTTTTTCCAATTTGATTTGTCTGCATACATCTTATCAAATATGTTGTCATCGTTAAACCAAAATCTTGTCACAAAAGGATCATCTTTTTCTGGGTCTGGTGTGTTCCAACCTTCTTTGTAATTTCCATACTTATAAACCGCATTACCTTTTTCCATCCATTGATCTTCTTCGATACCCATTGATTCCCACCACCATTTTAGTTGTGGCAAACAACTTTCTCCAACACCTAATGCAGGTATTGTTGGGGCATCATAAATTGTTATTTCTGAATCTGGTAAATGCTTTTCAAAATATCCAGCAGACCACCATCCAGATGTGCTACCACCTATTATGCAAATTTTCATATCACTGTTATTGGATCACTAGGTTTATAATATTCAATGACATCTTTATCACTCATATTTCTTATGATATCATTTCTATATGGTAACGACTCGTAATATAATTCTTGTGATGGATATCTTTGTGTTAATACAACTGTGTCGGACGGGATAAATGTCATGGAGAACAAATGCTCTCCATATTCATCTGCTATTTTCTGATTGTATTGTCGAAAAGGATGATTTTCAATAAAACTATACAAATATCTTTTTATTTCATCTTTCGACTTAAATTCACGTTTTACTTTAATAATACTATTTGTAACGATCATGCATGTACGATAGTCTCAATGTTTTTCATTTTCTTTAGAGATGGAAATTTAAAATCTTTATTATCGTGATGTTCTCTTCTATCTCTTGTCTTGTCGGCAACACCTACACCCATAAGCAATATTGGTGTATCACCAAGAATGTTTGTAATTGAGGCAGAATCCATGCATTTACAACAACCTGTCGAATAACCTAATTGAGTTGCAATAAGATTTACATAGCCTGCTGAAAGACCTATTGCCATTGCACGATCTTCTTCATATTGATCGTTTTCTTGTCGCTTTAATTCTGGTTCATTTTTCACAAACGCTAAAAGCATGTTTGCTTTTACTTGAGAGTTTGTATAAAAGTCACCATCATCTCCACGATCTTCTCTGTAATGTCCAGTCGTTGAGTTATCATTATAATCATGATAGATAGGTCCAAAACCTTTTGTATTATCATGAATGGCATCAATAACATCTCTATCTTCAATAACATGTAACTTAAAATAATTTAAATTCTGTTTTGAAGGAGAATTTGTTGCCGCCTCTAAAATCAATTTTTTGTCTTCTTCTGAAATAGTCGCATCAAGATTCCAATTTCTTTGACATTTTTGTGATTCGTGAATCGATTCTTTGAGCATTTTTTTAAAAGAACCGTGCATATTATCTCCTATAAAACCTTTACACCGGTTTTTGTTTCGAATTGTTGTGCTTCTGTCTCATTATTTATAATGGGTTGTCCCTTTACGTTCAATGACGTATTTAATAGCATCGGACATCCAGTTTCTTTTTTCCACTCTTGTAATAATGTTCTGTGTGGTTCTTCTGTAATCTCTTGAAGTCTTGAAGTTCCATCGAGATGGACTATACCTGGATATTTTTCAATTGTTTCTTGTTTTGCTTTGCGAATTGTATTCATAAAAGGTGACGGTATTCCGCTCTCAAAATATGTATCAGCATCTTCTTTAAGAATCATAGGTGCAAAAGGCCTAAACTCTTCTCGTCCCTTTACTTTATTTACTATATCTTTTATATCTAACAAAGATGGATCTGCAAGAAATGATCTATTGCCTAATGCTCTCGGTCCAAACTCCGCACGACCTTTAGCAACACCTACCATGCAATTTCTTTTCAACTCTTGTATGATCTCTGTTACAGGATATTCACCAGGTATTTCATAACCTAGATATGCATTTGCAGGCATCTTTTTATCGATCACACAACCTATTGCAGATCCACCATCACCAGGATTGCATGGTATGAATGTATTGAACTTTGTAAGAAATCGATTTGCAGAAACATTCAATGCACAACCACCTACAAATACAAGATTATCATCTTCTATTTCATTAATAATCTTCTTAAACTCTTCTTCGTAAATTTCTTGTGCAATTGATGCAATCTCAAACTTATCAAAATTTATATTTATTCCTGTATGAAAATTTGTACTATTGTCCCACAACTCTTTGACGAAATTATAATTTTCAATCTTGTGCTTCTTTACTGCTGAAGCACCCATGAGTATGTACTCTTCTTCGTTAGGTTTCCATCCTGCCGCCTGTGTCATAGCAGAATAAAATAAACCAATTGACTTTGGATATCTCCATGATTTTTGTTTCGTAAAATTACCATCGATAACTTTCCATTGTGTAAGAGTATCCCATTCACCAATCGCATCAACGACTAAAACGGTACAATCTATGAAAGGAGAAGTCCAATAGCCATAACGAGCATGAGACAAATGATGATTAGATTGAATAAGTCTATACTTAAAATCAATTTCATGAAGCGGAGTTTGACCTGCAAATTTTCTTCGTTCATCTTTAAGTTTATAATCTTCATAAAAATAAACTTCATCAGGCGCTCCCCAATTGTCTTCTGCATACTTGATAAGATTATCAGGTATTACAGAATCGTTTTTCTTTCTAGACCATCGTTCTGCATCTGATGCAAATACAAGTTCATCATCTTGAAAAACTGCTAACGCACCGTCATGAGAACCAAATGTAGTTCCCCATTTAATCATTCAAATCTCTTTTAAAAATTGGCAATTCTCTTTTATTATCAATAAAAAAATTCTTAATAAAGTCATAAAGAATATGATGATTTACTTCTGATAAGTGATTGATTCTCAAGTCTTTTAAAAATATTTTTTCATTTTTCACGAAAACATTCTCATCTATACTAATGTGATTTAAAGGTTTTTTTACAATAAAACAATTTTCGGGTATTGTTTGAATTAAATCAAATGTCATATTGTTAGTTGGCCATATCAATATCTTATCATACAATTCATAAAAACTCAAGATATAAGTTAGATATAAAGACGGCAATAACTCTAAAAGATTACTTTTTCTCAAAACATCATAATCACTGACTATTTTCTGCTCTTTTTGATTCAAAAATATATTTTCATAAGTAGATTTTCTCCACAATTGAAAAATTTTACTTGCATCATAATCATCAATATATTTAAAATGTATTCTATTTGGATCTGGAAATACAATAAACAAAAAATCTGATTTTTCAATACTTAAATTTTGTAAAGATTCTATGATATATTGTGGTCCAACTCCGTTCTTAGAAAAATTTTTTATATTAAAATCTGATGCTAATAAGTTTAGATATATCGAATCTGGTTTATATTTTGAAAAACTGTCTCCTATGATGAACAAATCACTCGTCATAGTAGAGTTCCTTAGTAAAATATTTCTTTTGTGGCCACCATTTACCTCTACTCAATATCAATTTGTCAGTGAGAATAGATTCATCATATTGATTTGCAAATAAACATCTAAAATCCATTGTGAAACGTGTTATTTTTGATATGTTTTTTACAGGAGGTCCATGAAGTTTTTTATTGCCAAAAAAAACTTGAACTTGACCATAGTTTAATATTTTAGGGTAAAAAATACCATCATCACCCTCTACAATCATCGCATTATTTTCTTCAATCTTAGTCAATGGCATCCAAAAATTAATTTCCCACCTCGGATGACTATATGGATGGTCACCATCTCTATGTGCAGAATAATCAATACCATTACGATTAATTATATTGCTATATTTACATGAAGCACCTGAGGGTATTATTTTAAAAGACGGCAATCTTTGATGCAACATCGGTTCTTTAAAATACTGTTCTTTAACAATATCTTTAATAAATAATTTCCACATAGATTGAAATTCAAAGTTTGACCTCATATCTTTAAAAATCAATTCTACTACATCGCCAATTTCTTTGTTTTGAGGTATCTCGTGACCATCCCACTCAAAATCCTTTGATCCATAATGCTTATGTATGTGTTCAAGATCACACTCAAAAAAATGCTCAAAATACTTTTTGAAATTATATAAATCAGTATTATAATTAAGTATTTTTTCCATTATCGTCTTGTTTTGAGAATTACTACTCGTTCTCTTGGTCCTGTAAAAATAGGTTTTTGTTTTTTTATATTCTGATAGTTATGTTCTATTTTTGATTCGACCTTTTTACATAAATTTTTTATGTCATTTAAAGATAATTCATTCAAGGTTTCTATTTGATTCAGTATATTATCAATTCGTTTTTCTAAATTCTCTTCATTATCAAAATCATAATCAAAAATTTCATCATAATTTTCGAAACCATATTCTTTTAAAGTTTTGTAATAATAAGGACCTGCTAAAGTTATGAAAGGTTTTTTGTAAAAAATAGGTTTATATGTTTTTTCAGAATAATGTGTCGAAAATTTTGCATATGATTCAGCAACTATGTCAATACAACTCTCAAAATATTCTTTAGGAACACCATAATCAAACAAATTTTTATAATATCCGTTTGGATAATGATCAGGAATTTCGGTTAATGTCTTATCCTCTTGTAGATGACTGTAACAACAATCAATTTCATTATCTCGCAAAAAGGTCACAAGCAAGAATCTATGAACTTTTGTATCCGTATCTGATAAACTTATTAAACTAATAAATTTATTTTTTATAATATCAGTTTGATATGTACAATCAAACTTTTCGGATGTTACAAAATTATATATCAAAAACCATGGATCTGACTTGACAGATGGATTTTTTGTCAATCTTTCAGCATTTATATCTAATGTGTAAAAATTAAATTGCAATTTATCATAGACATTTTCTGAAACCATAGCATTGATGAGTTCTTTATCATCTATCAAATTAATTATACCATCATCAAGTCTATATTGCAAGTCTTCATCAATTTTTAAATTAATCAAAATAACTTTCTAAAGATCCTTCTCTATTTAAATCTAAAGTGACACAATGAAAACCTCCACCTAAAGTTCTAGTTGATCTTAATTGAAGACCAACACAATCAATACCATGTTTCTCTAATATTTTTATAAGAGGTAATTGTGCTTTTTCAACTATAACTAGATCTTCCCTCACACTCAATAAATTTAAAGCAATTGCATTTTCACATACTGCCGTACCTTCATAATCAATATTTACCCAGTCATTAAAAAATATTTTATCCCATGATTTGAAAATGGCAGGATAAGAATCTTTGCTAGTTCTGTCGGCATTTAATAACACCAATCCAGGTCTTAAAGGAACGATTGTACTATCAATATGTGCGCCTGAATAAGATTTTTCGGTTGTATGAATATTATAATTTGGAAAAGTTCTTTGTAACCAATCAGCACCCAAACGATTACCACTATTGCTAATTTGAAAAAGAATATCTTTACCCATTCTCACTATGTTGGCGGCATCAAACAATATCTCATCATTCATTAATGTTGGTCTTGACAAATCTGAAAAATCAAAAGCATTATCCAACAACATAGGTTTTGGTGCTGATATCATATTTGCACCATCAATAAATGCCTCATACATTAAATCTCTGTAACACCAAGTTTCAAACATTCTGCTTCTCATTGAACTTGGTGTCTCTATTAAAGTTTTATTAAGAACTAAAATAAGATCTCTAGGACAATAATTATACCATCCTTTCGTTTCCCAAAATGGCGATTTAATTGTTTTATAGTGTGGATGAATATTTGGTCTATGAACTGTTACTCCCAAATTAGTTAAAGTATCTGAAAGTAAATCCAAATCTTCAATCGCATCATTTATTGTTTTTTTGTTATGTTGTTTGGGTAACTCATAGAGGTCTTCATAATCTTTATTCGCATACATAAAATTACGCATTGATGGATCTACATCGGGCGTTCTCGCATGTTCTGCACGACCCACTATGACATCTTTAAGTGGATCCCAACCATTATTACTGTTTATTTTCATATCACTCCATTATGAATTTGTAGGCATCCTCGTTTCTGGATTATACCAATAAAGAGATTGATGAGGATTATGCTCTATTGATTCACTTTTATAATAAAATTGTCTAATAGTAAATCTTCTACCATTGGATACTGGTTTGACGCCATGAGATAATGATTCACTATGTTTAAATAAAACTGCTGAATTATGTTTAGGCGGTTTTTCAAAAATAATTTTTTCTTTCTTTTCGTCCCATACATGAAATTCACCACCTTCACAATCACCAATATATAAACAAAGATTTACTGCACGGTGCATTTTTATTCTGTTATTCCAATTAAAATCTATGTGAGGATCTATCAAATCATTTCTTTTCATCAAAGAAACTCCTTCACCAACACCATGTGAATCTACAACCAAACCATCGATATCCATCTCTTGTTCAACCCATGATATAAATTCTTTCGAATGCAAATAGTTTCTTGCCTTTTTCAGAATTTGTCCATCACCATAATATTCCTGCATATGAGTATTATTACGATTAAAATCAGACCATTCACGAATCGAATTAAATTCGCTTAACAGATCTACATCTAAATAATCTGATAAAAAATCTTCGTAATATTTCATACAAAAAATCTCTCTGATCTTCTGCCCCACCAAAGACATTCTCTTGCGTATTTTTCCAAATCTCCATTATAAACAAGATATGGGTCGAGCATTTTATTAAATTGTTTTTCTACCAGTTGTGAATAGGTATCATTATATGTATCTTCAAGAAATTTTTTTATTTCATCATAAAAGTCTCTCTTGTTTTTTACAATATTAAGACTTGTTGCTTCCTCATACTCCCAATATACATCAGATGTTTCATCGACTTTTCTTCCCCACGGTATTTCATGATTAAATACACGATCCATCAGTTTCATTGTTATATCATATTCCCTGTAAAGAATGGTCGAATGATCATTCATAAACCAATCAAATAAATTATTGTAAAAATCTCTATGAGAAATATTATGATATTTTTTTAAATCGATTGCTAAAATTCTTAACCATCCTAAAAAATGAACCGCCATCATATACCATTTCCAACCACACGCTTTTAAATAATCTTGATACGGCATCGAATTTGAACCTACAATTATATCATTAGTGTCTTCCATCAATTTTTCGGGTGGATGATCGTGATGAAAAAAACATGGGGCAGTTTGAACTATTTTGATACCATATTTTTTAAGATATTCAGGATCACCGAATGGTGTATTTGGTAAGGCAACCATAAAATATATTCCAATATAGTTATGATAACCAATATCATCAATCAATTTAAAAATTCCATTCTGAAATGATTCTAAAGTTTCTTCTGGTAACCCCATAATTATCTCAATATATGCAGGAATACCTCTTGATTCACAATATTCTACAACCTCCTCTAAATTTGTGTTTTCATTTGCTCTTTCAACCGCTTTTAAAGTGATGTCATTCATGGATTGTAAAGCAAGAGTCACACTTTTATTTAAACCTACTTTCCATAAATCTTCAGCAATATCAAATAAAAATTTTTTCTTGTGTTTTGCCCATGTAATATTAAGTGCATTAGGATAACCAGTGGTTTGAAATTTGTCAATTAGATAATCTGAAATTTCTTTATGCTCTTTAATCATTCCAAAATTATTGTCTATCAATTGTAAATATTCAACTTTATGCTCTGAAACCCAATCAATTTCTTTAAATAATTTGTTTTTATCTTGTTTTGCTATTTTTGTGTAAAATCGATCTCCTATCTCGCAAAATGTACATGTATAAGGACAACCACGAACTGGTTCAACAAGACATTCCCAATTATGATTTGTTTTAGATTTTTCTATTAACTCATCAAAAAGACCATCAAGATATGGGCTTGGTAATTCAGCAAAATTTTTTATTCTTGATTCTAAAGGATTGACAAAATCATGAGTAGATATACCATTGACTAGAGACCAATCATTGTTCTTCAAAAGATTTTGAAATACTAATTCGCCTTCGTTATGTACAATCGCATCTATAAAAGGGCGGTCATTCAAAAATTCTTCACAACGACCATGTTTCGGTGTTCCTAAACCGCCATAAATTATTTTACAATTAGGATTTAATCTTTTTATTTCTTTACAAAGTTTATCATTCGTTGATGCATTCCAAATAAAATAAGATACTCCTATAATATCACATTTAGCCATTCTCTCAGCGGAGATTGATATGTCAAAAGAACCATCAAGTATATACTCCCAATCATGAACATCAAAAGAATAATTATTCGCAATTTCTGCATCCCTTCTACAATAACTCCAAACACAACCAGTTGAATATGGTATTTTAACTTGATTCGCAAAAACATGAGAAAGTTCTATGAATCCTATTCTTTTCATATTTTAAATCGATGTTTTTCTAAAAAAGATAAAAAATCATAGTCAGTTCCTTCTTCTTCTATTTTAGCAAGTCCTGACCATAGAGAACGTTGTTTATTGAAATGATGATAATTATGTTCAATTTTATCATTTAATTTTAATATTTCGTTAGAAAAATCTTTTGTTGGTATTTCACATAAATTCTTGACTTGTTTTACTATAGATTCAAATCTTTTATTAAAATCTTTATCATCAAAAGAATAGTCAAATAGTTCATCATATAACTCATATCCCATGATTTTTAAATACTTATGCACATTTCTACTCGACATTAGAATATAAGGTTTTTTGTGTGCAACTGGCTTCCATGTTTTTTCAGTAAATGATAAGCCATCATCAAAAAATGCATCGGTAACTAAATCTACACAACTTTGAATATATTCTAATGGTACTGAATGTTGAAATGCTTGCCATTTATTTTCCATTTTATCTACGACCTCTTCTCTTGTCTGTTCAATTAATGGTTTATCAATAACAGAATCAAAAATATTTGGATCGTAAATCTCATTCAATTCAGTGAGTTCATTAAGATATTTTCTCTCACTTTCTATGTCAAATGTGTGATCAAGTTGTCCTTCGTCTTCAAATGGATAATATGAATAAACAAAATTTTTTTGTTGATACATTTGACGAACCAACATAACTCTATGTTTTTTACGTGTTCCATTCAATGAGATGAAATTATATTTATAATCAAATGTCTTATATTTTGAACCATCCCATAATGTATTTTTTGTAACCCCTAATATTTTATTATTATTTAATCTAAAAAATTCATCATAACACATCGTATATGGGTGATATAAAAAATGAATTTTTGTTTTTATTTCTTCCCCATTCTCAACTATAGCCTTTTTAACTTTTTCTACTTGCCATTCAATGTTAAAATCACTTGTTACATAATAAATTTTTTCTTGCTTAAATTCAGATGTTAAAATTAAATAAATTTCATTCCAACCACCTGGAACGCCTTCAATAAATGGATACAGTCTATCGCAATGAAATTCATCCCAAAATATAATTGGTTCATCTTGTGGTATTTTTGGATAATGCTTATCCCAATTTGAACCATAATTTATATCTACTTTATCGAAACTAATTAGCATTATATCCGTAATAAACGACTTGACTTAGGGTCTCATTGTGTATTGAATCATTTCTCTTGAATTCTCTCCATGGATCAACAACAATACTTCCTTGATTAAAAGCAAAATCATGATACTTGTCTTTATGTGCAAGTAAATATGTACAAGGCTCTGTTGTCCAGTTCTGATCATACCCAACTTTCAATCTTGATATTTCATTTATGTAATGACCTATCAATAATGCATACGAACCATCCACGTAATCAACATTTGGCTTATATGATTTGCCGAGTATTGTTATTGGTAAATTAAAAGTTACGAGTTTTTTAGCAATATTTTTTGCCTGTATTTCTCTTGATTGCATTATTGCTCCAAAAATATCATATTCTAAATTCAATTTTTTTGATAAATGACTTAATGCAATATTGTCACGTGGATGACATGGACCTCCATCACCCATACCTGGTATCATATAGGTTTCACTCATTATGCGTTGAGTTGATTTTGCAAGAGCATTTGCGACAACATCACAATTAATATTGGTACTTTTTTCGGCAACATCTTGAATCATATTGACAAGACTTATTTTTGCTGAAATAAAAGTATTGTAGAATACTTTAATACATTCTGCTTCATCAAGAGTGCCTATCTCATATCTAGTATTTTTCTTTTCCATTATTGAGTCATAGAATTCTACAAGATCATCGACAACCGATCTTTCTACATTATTAGACCCAATTATAACCATTTCTGGATTCAACATGTCCCATGTTGTTGTACCCATGGCAATCAAATAAGGGTTGTAAATGAAATTTACACCTTTTTTAATAATGGGAATAAATTGTTCCCTGCATGTTCCAGGTAAAACTGTGCTAATTAAAACAATTGTTTGACCTTCAACAACGTATTCGTTTATAGAATGTAATACATCTATAACAGTATCATAATTAAAATCTTTGACAGGAAGATGCGATGATGGTGTGCTACCATCATATTTAGAATCATGAGGCGTCTGTACCGCAATAAATATAAATTTTTTATCGATTACTGCATCTTTAATGTCTTGATGTATTATAACTCTATCACTATCTCTTGCAAATATGTCAAATCCATGAACTTCGTTTTTTGATGAAACCATGGCTTCCGCACATTCTAATCCTAATTTACCGAGACCAATAAATCCTATTTTATTCATAGATAAACCTTTTTAAAATTTTTCCTGTTTTGTCATAAAGATTTTGGTGAAAATCTTCTACTAATGTCGTATCACTAAAAAAATTTGAACATATATTAAACAAAATTTCATGATTCGGTTTTGATAAATGATTTAACCGAGTCGATTCAATATGATCAACAATTTCTCCGCCTTTAAATTCTAAACTTGATACACCATGCAAATCAAAATTACAAACTTTAAAATCATTATCATTAAGATAGTAAGGATCGAAATAAGCCCTGTTATATTTTATACTATTGAATGCCGGTATGACCAATATTTTGATACCAAATCTCTCTGAAAAATGTTTGAGTAACAATATAATAAAAAATGGTAGATATTTTATCTCTGTTTCAAACATTTTAAAACCCATGCTAATTTCGTAAGTCCATTTTTTCAAATACATTTCCTCATCAGTCAGAGGAGCATTATTTACAACCTCATAAGCAGATGGAATGTGGTCATCTTTCATTATGAAAGGAAATTTTATACGATTTCTATCACTCATAATAAAAACAACTTTTTTGACTTTCGATGAAGACAATACCGATAGTATTTCTCGAAAAGAATATTGAGGTCCTGTCGCACCTTTACTATGATTATGCACTGCACCATATTTTTCTCTTAATAAATGAATCCAACGGGATGGTTCTTCATCAAAGTCTGGCTCATCGCTAAAACTATCTCCAAAAACATGTATAGTCATAAATGAATTCCTTCTTTATCAAAAAGATCGATATTGAATTTTTTTATATCTCTATCTTTCCATAATTTTTTTGAAAGTTGAATAGACAATTTTTTATTGTATTCTAGTTTTTCTAAAATGTCTTTATGATTTAACAGATCTTGTAATTTTTCTGTGTTCATGTCAAGTATTTTTTTAACTTGTTCTAAAACCGATTTAAATCTTTCTTGATACAATTTACCATCAAAAGAATAATCGAAAATTTCATCGTATAATTTAAAACCTAATTTTTTCAAAAATCTATAATAATTAGGTCCTGCTACACACAAAAATGGTTTTTTGTGTAAAAATGCTTTCCACGTTTTTTCAGTAGGATGAGTTGCGAGATGTATAAAAGATTCAAAAAACAAATATATCGAACTTTCTATAAATTCTATTGGTACTCTATACTGCCATTCAAATGGATTTAGATCAATTTGATCATCTCCAAGAAAATAATTTCTATTTTCAGTTAAAACTTTTTTTTGATGAGAATGAAATTTGTTTTTTATGAACCAATAAGTATGTAGAGGAAAATCAGGTGATTGAATTATGCCTCTATTGAAAGTATAATAATTACCTTGAAAAAATGATAAATTATTAATTTCTTTATTAATGTTCATTTGACCATCTGTGGATGGATGACCTACATTAGACCAAGATAATTGTTCATGAGTGTGAATTTCACTCAACATATGTAATCTACATAATTTTCTACCAAAAACAGGAAAACAAACATTGTATTTTTTATCAATATTTTCAAATTCTGGTTTTATGTAAAAACTTTCATTTGATAGCGTATGAAGAAAGGTCCAATACCATAAAAAATATTTTATTTTAACATGAGCAACATCTTCAGAAATCTCACCATTTTGCCACATTTTAAGTTGCACGTTCTCCAAATTTATTTCAAAATTTATGTCTGTGGTAACGATTATGATATTTTTTAAAATATCTGCTGATAGAGTTTTTAGAATAACATAAAGATAACAAAAATTCATCAAAAACTCTTCATTCGATGTATCTTTATGTTCAAATGTTTTTGGTTCAAATTTGAAATTGGCACCATCGATTGATAATGCTTGATAATCATCTTTCATTGTAAAATCATATGGATGTAGATGATTATTATCTGTCACATCCCATAAAACATATTTTTTAGTGGGTTCTTTTTGAATAATATCGATCCAATAATCAAATTTATCATCTGGATTTAAATTAAGAAAAACATAATCTTTTATTTCAAAGACATTGTTATTCATAAATGTACTCTTTTTTAATTGTCATGAACTCACTATTTTCATCAAGGTGAAATTTTTTGAATAAATCTTCAGAATAAATGTTAGTTAATCCGTTCTCAAAAAAATCTAATAAAATATTTGCGAATATTTTATGATTTTTTCTACTAAAATGATTTGGTCTTTCATCTAAAATGAATTTTGTCTCACCATTGTCATATTTAAATCTATTCATATTTGTATCACAATCCATCTTATCAAAATCAATAAATTCTTGTTGTGATATCATGTCTAAATTTAAATCTGACACATAAAATCGATCATTTGATAATTTATAGAGATTACTGAAATATTTTTGATTATCAAAACCAAAAGTAGTACAAACAAAGAATTTTGAAGATGGTATAAAGTAATCAGAGATGTGTTTGAAAAAAAGCACATTCTTTATATTTGATAATTCAAATTCATCTTTTAATACTTGATCAACAACATCAATAATTCTTGAATTATCCTCACCGCTAAAATCTTTATATGCTGGTGCAGTCCATCCCTCAGGAATAAAATCATAATCTAATCTTTCAGGTGCCGATAATAAAATTACAAAATAACTGTTGTGATCAAAATTTTGATCTGTAAATTTTTTTATCATATTTGTACAACCAGTACCGTCTTCTCCAAAATTTACAAGATTTGTGTTCAGATTTTCAGCAATTATGTGATACCAGCAAAATTTTTCTCTATGCTCTCTTGCAAAACTATCACCAAAAACATAAAGTGTCATTTATAATCGTTCCTTACTTCGATAAACTTGTTAATCCAAGTATCTCGATTTTCGACAAAAACTTGTGGAGTATCATCTGCAACTGCAATGATTATTGCTATATAAGGCACTGGTACTCCAGTCATTTCTTCCCACATAACTGAATATGCTGAACCTTGCATAAAATAATTGTCAATCCATTCCCATTTTTTAGGTTTATTTGACGTTTTAAAATCTATTATGTGTGTTTTTCCTCGAAATTTTCCGACACAATCAACTCGACCAGCAGTTTTTAAGTGATGTGAAAATAAAGTTCTTTCTTGAGCATAGACAACTTCAATTTCATTTAAGGTGGGTTGTATAGTCTTGAACATATCTACATTATCGGGCGTATAACCTTGAAATGCAGATTCGTTGTTTAAGTAGTCTTCACAAAGTTTATGTACCTTTGTGCCTCTTCTAGATGCTTTTGTAGATATTTTATTGGCTTCTTTTTCACCAACACGCTTACGCCATTTTTTTATACCATCTTTTTTATAGTTAGATAGTACGGTTGTTACGGAAGGATATTTTTCACCTGTAGGTGTAACGTAACATCTTTTACCATTCTCAGTTACAGTATTAAGTTCAATGTCACCAAGAGGATTTTCATGTATAAAATTAGTCATAAATGTTTATATTGCTTCCACGATGAGATCTTTTAATATCTTTCAATCGATCATTAAAACCTTGATCTGGTTTTTTAGGTCCAACATTATCATAAGCAAAACCAGGCATTACAGGTATTCTGATTATTTCACCTATACTGCATTTTTCGCATAATTCTTCAGTCGGAACATCTCTGTTTTCATATTTAACGTTTTCTTCAAAAAAATTATCACAATTTTTACAATTATATACATAAGTTGGCACTAATACCTTTCATGACCAACAAAAAAGTGGTCAATTGAACTAAAAGTGTTATTAACTCTTACATATTCATCTGCAGAGTCGATACAAGTCACACCATTAATGCGAAATGGGTAAATATCTTCAGAATTCCTTTTCAATGTATGAACCCAAAAGTCATGATCTCTTCTCAAGTTGATTTTTTGCCGAAATTTTGGATTTAAAACGCAAATTCCTGCATTTACGGCAGTTGGAGCCTTAAATTTGAAGGTTGGGCGTGGAATATAGTTCTCAATCATGCCGTGTTCGGTCAATTTTACCACAGATTTGTGTTTTTCGCCTTTTTTTACGTCATGAATGCCCAAAGTGCATGAATTTTGGCTTTTTTGATGAAAATCATACATCTTACGCAAGTCAAAATCGTAAATATTGTCACCATTCATGATAATTACGTCATCATCAACGCCTAAAGTATAATCAAGTATGCCTTTTGCCGTGCCAAGAAGAACTTTTTCAGTCATTGGCTTTACATTTACGCTACCTTTGTATTTTTTTAACTCTAATTCCATTTGTGGAGCACAAAAACTTTGAATTAGTGTTACATTCTTAAAATTTTGTTTTTCAAGCCAATCTAAATTGTGAAAAAGTATGGATTTTTTATTTATAGGCAACAGACATTTTGGTTTGAAGTCCGTAAAAGGTCGCAGTTCCGGATTTAGGCCAGCACAAAACATTATCACATTCATTTTTTTGCTTCTTTCTTCTTAGTCTTAGTTTTTTTAGCAAATCGTCCTTTATTGTCCCGAACTAACTCCTTGATGGGTGCCGGTTTCAATACCAAATCGGGAAAAGCCAGATGCCCTACCTCCTGTGTAATATTTGGATATTTTTCCTGCAACTTTTTGTCTTTCATTTTTGTTAGATCATCTCGTTCTTCAGTATGAAGACCTGTAATGAGATTAACCCACAAGGATTCTCTTTTTTGTTGTTGTAACTGTGGATGACCACCCTCATAGAACAAATACATTTTTTTCATCTCTGCATTTAGATGCGAAAATTCTGTTCCAAGAACGTAATCTTCTGCTTCTCTTTTGATAGCCAAACCTTCAAGATCAGGTTCGCCTTCTGGTAGGAGAAATTTTACGGTGGGATGAAAATTAAAATTTAGAAGACCACGAACTGCATAAGTTGCATTTTCACGTAACCAATTTGCACGTTCATTTACATCTTCTATTTCATTTGCTTGTTTAAGTATGGTCGATGTCAGTCTTGACGCCATACACGCTCCTAGAATTCACTTATGTTTTCCATAAGATTTTTGAGTTTATGTTTTACGAAATAATTGAAGAGTTTTGAGCGACCATTAGTTGGTTGCTCTTGATAACTTGACATAATCTGTTCTTGCAAATTTGCAGGCACACGAGTTAGGTCAATCAACATTTCATTACGTTGATAGTTGCGTAACATCTCACCTTCACAAAAATGCTCAGGATCAAGTTCGCACCATACAGACAACTTTTTCTTCGACAATGGTTTTTGACGTTTTTCAGATACAAAGGTATCATCAGCAGACAGAAAATTAGGAATGCCATCGCTAGAATCGCCTTTGAGTATATGTTCTCGCAAAAAAGTCTCTGGATTGTCTGTGTTTAGAAATTTCTTCTTGAGTGGTGAATACTGTTTCACATTCTCAAAACGTTGCAGTTGAACAAAATCTTTGTCACTAGACAATATCAATATAGGTTCTTGTTCAGATACAACACCGTTTAGTTTTTCTTCACGGTTCAATACGAGAGTTGCAATAATATCATCTGCTTCAGCATGATCAATATAGACCATCTTATAAGGAAACGTTTCTTGTAACTCACGCCTAATATTATTTAGTATCGTAAAAAGGTTATTCCAATCGAAATCAGACTTTTCACGTTGCACCTTTCTAGGTGCTTTATAATGCTCAAATATCTCTTTACGCCAGTTATTTGAGTTGTCACAACATAATACAAGTTCGCCATACTCATCTGAAAACTTGTTACGATACATACGTAACGTATTCAGAATCATATGGCGTACCATATCTTCATTCACACCTTGTCTTGCTGATTGCATTATGTTTGCAATAGCAATCTGGCTATAATCAACTAATATCATAAGGCAAGTTTATGCTCATTGTTTCTGAAGTTTGTATCTGTCAATGATACAGTCTCATCATACGACACTTCTTGGTCATTGTCAAACTCAAAGTTGCCATTTTCCATTTCTCGTGTCCATTCTCTACGAATGTCAGGGTACCAAACACCAACTGTACGCTTTGGAGTACCATCAGCATTGTATGCCATTGCAGTACAAGTCCATATAGTACGTTCATTCTCTTTTGCACCCATGAATTGAGCAATCCAATCACCAGTCTTGAGATAATGCTCCATCTGTCTCACATATGCTTTTTTAGATTCAGACATCGCCATTTCACGTTGCTGAATCTGTGGTGTAATACCACGACCACGAGCATTCTTTGCATGTGCCGCCGCATCTTCTTTGGCTTCTTTAATCCACTCTTTGACATTCTTCATAGAGAGTTTGTCGTTCTCTGGTTTAGACAAAACAGTGTGATGAATGTTTTTATATTCGGCAGGTTTGCGTTTTTTACGCATTTCGACCATACGTTGCCGTAATGCCTCACGTTGTTCATCCGTGATATTACGAGTACGCTTTTTCTTTGGTCTGTGATCGTCTTTACTGATCTTCGGGCGTCCTGGTTTTTTCTTCAACGATTTTGCCATTTTCAATCTCATACTTTAGGTTATCAAGAAAATTGGTCCATTGCTCTACACGCTTTGACCAACTATAATGATTATACGCATATTCTTGTGCGTTGTCAAGATTTTTCTGTGTGTCATCAGACCAATAATCATCCATCACATCTTCAAGTGCATCAGCAAATTTTTCTGCATGAATAGATTTATTTTCTTCAAATGAATACATGTAACCATATTCACCGCATGTCTCTGGTAATGCACCCCAATTAGACGTAACAACGGCACAATGAGCAGACATTGCTTCCATTGCTACTCTACATGAAGTTTCTTGCCACGTTGATGGATACGCCAAAATATGCATCTTTTTCCATGCTTCTCTCAACTCTTCATAAGGAACTGAACCATAATATGTTATTCTATCATCAGATTTACATTTTTCAAAAAGAGATTTAAATGCTTCATCTTTTTCACCCCAACCATAAATTTCAAAACTTGAATACACATGCAAATGAAAATCAGTTCTATCCAAAAGATCCATAGCATGTAATAAAACATCTAAACCTCTTTGAGGTGTAGAACAATACATCAATTGAAATTTGTTATCTCCTTCTCCCTTTTGATCTAGTTTTATGTGCTTTTCAATCGGATCAATCGCATTTTTAATAACAACACCTTTTGAGTATGGTATATTCAATAATGTATTAAATTGTTGTTGTTGCCAATGACTGACGAACACTAACTTCTCAAATAAAGATATACCATTAGGTTCTGTCAAAAAACTATGAACAGGATCTAATGCCAAATCATGAAGCCAGTATAAACGAGGTTTATCTTCTAGTTCATATTTACGAGAAACAATGAATTGAAAATAATCTTTGTATTCTTCAGGAAGTCTCTTGAATAACTCCATGGTCAGAAGTTCTGTTCCTCCCATGGAGTTTTCAGCCATGTTACCAGGCTTATGTTGTGGAATATCCACGTCACCTTTTTTCATAATGCTCCATTATATTAAAACATAAAATCTTTTCTTGCGTAGAAGATGTGTGTATCTATCTGTACTGTTTTTTGTGTTTTCTCTGATACGGCCCATCTAGGATCAGGAATATAGTCGGCATGATAATATAAAGCACCATCAGTTATATCTTTGATTGTGTCTTTATTGTCATAAAACCATGATGCTAATTCTTGTGTATTTTTCCAAGTAGGACCAGGATATGGTGTGTCATGCTTTCCATCACAATACCACGAAAACTGGCACTGGTTCTTTTTAGGATGACCAGATGGATGATGTCTTCCTTGATAGACTACATCGCAAAAATTATCGGGAAAGTATTTGTTTTTAACTCTATTATAGGTCACATGTGCAACCGCCAATTTACCTGCAGTTGATTCAACTGCCGCCTCAAAATATACGTTTTTTTGCAAACATGAAATTTGTTTTTTTCTCTCTGCATATGACTCATACTGTTTAATCTCAAACACTCGTCTTTCATGTGGAAAGATTATTTGCCTGTCAAAGTTTTCTTGTTTTGGAATAACGATTGTTGCAGGATAAATTGCGAGTGCGGTCAATATACAAAGGATCTTCTGCAAAAATCCCATATATACTCCGTTGGTTTTGAAATCCATTTCAAATAGTCATCAATTGCTTCATTATATAAATGCTTGTAGATGTATTTATACACTTAAAAAATTGAATTATGGTGTAATTTCTTCATAATATGATGTATCAAAATCACAGGCATAAGGATATTCAGTTTTTCTTCTGTAAATATTCAACTTATTCCATGTGATTAAAACATCATCTCCATTCATTATTGTTTTTTCTGGATATCGTTGATTTACTCTACCAACCTCTTCTTCCGCTTCTTCAAAAGTAGGATATGGATGTTGCATAGCAACTTTTTTACCAGTGTTTGTATTTTCTACGATAATCTGCCATTTACCACTCATTATCGCATATCGTTCTTCTTTACTTTGTTCTTCAGACATCTGTTTCCTCGATTAATTTTTTATCAAAACCACAGTAATGATACATTAGTATAACATAGTGCAAACACTTGAGAAGGTCTTTTTCATTCTTACCCTCTTTTCTACCGAAACGAATAAGATATTTGATTGCGGCACCTCTACAAAATTCTTCCGCAATATCTATATGCTCAAACAAATCTTGAATTTGAAAATCACCTTTTGTATAATGTTGAGAATAGGTGCTATCAATATAATCTTCAAGATGTTGTATTATTTGACGTTCATTGTACTTCATATTTATTTGTGGTCGGAGCGACAGGATTTGAACCTGTAACCACATGGACCCAAACCATGCATTCTACCAGATTGAACTACGCTCCGACATGGCTCCTCGGGCTGGACTCGAACCAACGACAAGCAGATTAACAGTCTGCCGTTCTACCACTGAACTACCGAGGAGTAAGATTATCTAAGATTTGCTTGGGTATTACGAATTGTAGTCTCTGCTCTCTCAATCTTCTTTGTGAGAGTTTTGACCCACTCTTGAGCAAGAGAAAGATTTGGTTTGTCTTTCTCTTTCTTGGCTCTTTTGACCTCATTCTGCTGGTCAGTAAGCCCAGTTTTGTACTCGGCAAGTTGTGCCTCTGTACGTTTTAAGGCACTTTCCTGCCTTATTCGTTTTGCCTGTCTTCCTTTCATATTACTCATATATGTAGGGTTTAGATTTGGTACTTTTTCCTGAGATTAAAAATTTTTCAGAAAAATTACCGTTGTGAAAAAAATTATTTACGATATTTACCATAATTTGATTATTTTCTTGAATCATATGACATTTTTTATACTCATCTCTAACTTCTTGCTCTCCACCACTCACTTCATCAAGATAATCATCAATTAATCTAAAGTATTTTGAATTTACATCTTCAGATGATATAGGCCTGACTTTTGTAAAATTATCTTCTTGGTTATTTTTCCATAAATGATTCCAAAAGTCAAGTTTTTTACTGACATATGTTCTCTCAAATTTATGTTCAGATTCATTAAAACATCGAAAGGTTAATATTTTTAATTTATATTTTTCTGAAATATATTTGAGATAGGTTATATTTTTGTTATTTTGATATATCAAATTTGGACACATTATATCAAAAAAACGCATGAAGAATTCTTTATTTTCTAATAATTTAGAAATGAAATCATTTTGTCTTTCCAGTATGCTCTCAGAAAACAAATCATAAGAGTCAAGTAAATCTTCTAATTCATCATATCGTTTATTTTTAAAAAGGTCATAAAATAAAAAAGGCACATTGTTGAAATTAGGTGCTTCAAGAAAATCAAAATAAATTCTGAATGAACTAGAAAGAACAAAAATAATTTTATCGTTTTCTTTAAATTCGTTATTTTCTAATATTTGTTGAAACATATCAAACATCAGAAAATGACCTGAACCACCAAAACTGTAATTCTTTACAACAAATTCTTCTGCTAATTGATCAGGCCAAGATTTCCAATCATTTGAGTTGTCAGAATCTTGAGGACAAAACGAAAAACTATCACCAAAAATATGAATTGGTTTATTTGTCATCTTTTGGTTTTGATTTCACAGTCAGTATCCATCCCCTGGTACCATCAGGTTGTTTATACTCACATAAAGTCTCAAAATAAAAATTATTTTCCTTGGCCACGATATCGTTTCCAATTTCTGCGTTTGTTCTTATTCTTTGGTCGAGACCATCTAGAAATGCCTATAGAAGTTCGCTTATACGTATTTTTTCTTAATTTGGATTGTTTTGCTTTTGCCATTGTTTATATTTATTCTGGAGCCAGCGAGAGGAATCGAACCCCCAACCTATTGATTACAAGTCAATTGCTCTACCATTGAGCCACGCTGGCTTATTTATCAAATGTATATCTACCGTATCTATCATAACCAATTGCTTTCGGATATTTTGTCGGTACCCAAACTGTCTTTGTTATCTGTACAACATAACCTGGACCAGACTCATCTTGTGAATACATCTTATCAGCAATTTTTCTTGACACGACTGTTTGTACTACTTTGTTTGCTATGCCTTGTATAATCATGGTACCCTCACCAGGAATCGAACCTAGATCGAAAGATTAGAAGTCTTTTGTTTTATCCATTAAACTATGAGGGCACATGCCCCTATTAGTCTTCAATATATGTTTCAAGTTCAACTAAAGAACTACGCCAATCAGTTGTTTCAACTGCACGATCAACAATTTTTTCTGATCGACCTTCTTTAGAATCCCACATATCATCTACGCATGTAGGTTTGTGGGTAAATACCCACCATGTTCTATCCCAGTCCATGGCGGCATATTTGAAGTCTTCATGCACTAGATGTCGAGCATCAAATGTTTTCTTAAATGGATTAATATCAATCACGTTTCATTTAAATTAAAGGTTACTATATTCATCAACGAAAGCCTTAGTGACTTCCACCGCATCGGCTTCTTCAAGCCCATGTCTCTCAATAACTTCATCGCAAAACTCAATCATCGCCGCATCGATAGATGCATATGCATCTCGTGCGGCCATTGCAGTAGCGTATGCTTCAGGACGATAATCATCAATCAGTCTTGCAACCATTTCTTCTGACATATTACCTTTCTTGTTTGGGTTAGAAGAATCATTAAAAAAATAGTATAACTTAACACTGTCAAATTGTCAAGAAAAAATTTCATTTAATTGTCGATTTACACGCACAAACGTTGTGCATTTAGGTAGATCTTTTATTGTTTTTGCTCCTGCATAAGTACAAGCACTTCTCAGACCTCCTAGAATCTCTTGTACGGTATCTTTTACAGGACCCCTATAATCTACCATTACTGTTTTACCTTCTGATGCTCTGTGAGCCTTCTTTTCACCATAATATTCTAATTGTGCATCATCAGATGACATACCATAAAATTTCATTTTCGTTCCACGATGATTGCCGACCTTTTCACCTCTGCACTCATCATGTCCTGCTAACATCCCACCGAGCATCACAAAGTCTGCACCAGCACCGAAGGATTTTGCTATATCTCCCACCACGGTGCATCCTCCGTCTGTGATAATATGTCCGCCTAGACCGTGGGCCGCATCTGCACACTCCATCGTGGCACTCAGTTGTGGATAGCCAACGCCCGTCATCTTCCGAGTAGTACAAACCGAGCCAGGTCCAATACCAATCTTCACAATGTCTGCACCTGCAAGGATAATCTGTTCTGTGGTCTCTGGGGTACATACGTTTCCTGCTATGATAATTGAATTTTTAGTTGCCTCGTGTTGTCTCATCTGTTCAACAAAATCCATAAATCTCTCTGTATAACCATTTGCCACATCAAGACAAACCCATTCTAAATCATAATCTATCTCATCTAGATTTTGGTCGAGACCAATGGTTTTGATAGCATTAGGTAATGTTGCATAAATAGTAAATTTGCATATGGCAGTGAGCATTTGATAATCATATAATGCTCTATTCATCGCATATGTACCAGTATGATCCATATTGGCGGCAATGATAGGCACTCCTGCCCATTTCTTTTTAGAGTGCTTGAAGGTAAATGTTCTTACCAATACCGCATCTTTTCTAGATTCTAACGTAGATCGTTTTGGTTTGATTAGCACATCATTAAAATCAAGTTTGACATCTTCTTGTATTCGCATTTTAATCCCAAAGAGAGGTGTAGTGTTTCGCAAACAAATCAAGACCTTCTTGTATTTTGTTTAATTCGTCTTGATCGTTTATATCAAAGAGACCATCATTCATGATCACACCGAAGGAATAAATCATCTTGTCCATGATTATATCCCACTTGTCCATTAGATATTTAGTTTCGACCTCTTCATCTATAAAATCAAAATGCAATTGTCGATCCCAGTTATGGTGCGTTACCATACCGTCTTCCCAAAGTTCTGGGTAACCGTGTTTTGTATCTTTTAAACGAACAAGAGCAGGATGGATGATACTAGCAAGTGTATGATCCAAACTCCAAACATCATAATCATCAATGTGAATATGGTAAGCACGATTCTTCCTGTATGGTCCGATTTTAATTTTCATTATGATTTTCTAGTCATTCTCCAAACATTGTAGCACTTACGGCTACAGAAGACCTTATTACGTTTCTTATAAGGACTCCAACAATTCATGCATTCTTTCATTTTATCTTACATAGTTAATATTAATTACGATTCTTCTATTTGTATTTGTACAATTAGTTCCTGAATGTCTCATCCAATATGGAAAAATACAAACTCTATTTGCTAAACTGTTAATCTTTGTACCATCTTCAAAAATTGTATATCCATCATTACTATTGATGTATAAAATGGCAACCATTGGTTCGCTTTCGATCATGCGAGATTCACTAATATCAGTATGAAATCCTGCTTCTTTAATCTGTTCTGTTCTCAGATTGCAGTTTGCTTTGATACGATGTATTGCCACCGCACCTAATTGATCAATAATAGGTCGTATCAGATCTATTTTATCTGATACGAAAAATGACATATTAAAAAACAAATGTACGAATTGAAAATTATTTTCTCTTGGTTCCTTTGATATAATTTGATCAGTATATGTCCAAGGAAATCTTTCAGACATCATCTCTTTTTGCAATTTTGCAAAATAGATAGGATCGATATAATTGTCATATACTTTGATATTTTTATTGTCCGCCACGTAACTCAATCAATTTTCGCTCGTAACTCAAATCGACATCAGAAACAAACTCTGACATGTAACCTGTCAATTCGGTCAATTCATCAGATGTTATTTCAATTTCTTTTATTCTAGATAAAATTTTTTGAGGATCTTGTATAAATTCTTTACATTCTGTATATGTAAATAAATGCTGACCATCCATAGAAGCATGACAAGCAAAAAGTTCATCTTGCTTGTCATACACTTTAGAACTACACCAGTATGTATAGAATGAAGAATTAATCCATCTTGAATACGACATGAAATTATTTATGCCGCCATCGCCTCAGTAGCAATCTCACCCATACCATACCGATGCCACTTATCAACTGTAACTTCAAGTTCATCAGCATATTCATCATACTCATTACGACCATCACGATTATCTTCAAGGGCCATGTCACGAAAACGATCTATTACCTTTCGCCCTGAACGAACAAACGCAGGAACTAACCAAGCAAAACCATTCCAAGTTGATTCGTACCGAGCATCGTGACCATAACCGATTGTCTCATGACTCCAAGTAGCGACCATCCACTTTCCGCCAGTCCAAAGATAACCATACTCAAGATGACTGTTTTCCATCAAGTACATCTCAAACTCTTCCATAGAGTCAAACATCTCAGGTTCTTCACTATGAACTGAATCTCTCAGTGAAGCATCAAGGTCTTCGGAAAGACTTGAGTAATAACCACCAACGGAAACACCTAATGCTGACTTATCATCATTGAAATGCTCAAGCAGGGTCATACCAACACCAGTCTCGTAACCATCATAATGAACATAACTTGAAACGATTGAACCGTCTGTTCTCAAATACGCAACTACAGAATTTGTACTCATATGAACTCCTTAGAGAGAGAAAGCAATTACAAAGTTAAGATAGACAATGCCGACGGCAAATGTCCAACCAATCATACCCTCAATGACTGAAAGGGCGATACCTCTTCTACATTCAATATTCATAATTGTCCCATAATGATCGTTTTCGAAAGGGGTTAATGACTCACTCAACATGCTTATATAATACCAAATTACTCAGATATGTCAAGTTTTTTCTCAACATTATTTGACCAAAAGTCAATAAAATTCATCCAAAGGTATCTCTCAAGACCATATGCTTCAACTTCCCATGGACTCTTAAAATATTCCATCATGTTACCAACACTTGTCAGTTCGCCTTTCCAATACATACCTTTTGCTTTTATTGACAAGTCACCAACAACATACTGCTTCACATGAACCAATTCATGACCGAGCACCTTAAACATTTCATTAGCATGTTCTTCATCGTCCATCTCACGACCATAATCATCAATTCGTGTTTTGTAAGGATCGATAATCACACGAAACATTCTAGGTCTTGATCGAAATTCATTCTCATGAATCATGGCCTCACCATTGTCTGCATGGTGACGAAAATGAATATCAATTTCAAGGTTATTGACAACTCTGCGATTGTTAAGCAAATCACGCATTGTCAAGTGTGTCATACCGAACACTCCGTGACGAAATTTCTTAGGAAGATTTTTACCGTGAATTCTTACTTTCATAATCGATTCAGAAAGGGTTTGTCTTACATTTATATAATACCAAATATGGGATAGGTGTCAAGCATTTATTTCATTTTTGCCAACATAAAAAGAAGGGACATTTGATTGATGCATTCTCAATTCAAATTCTGACATCATAATATCTAGTTTATCTTCGTAAAACTCTATTGCTTCAGAGACAGAAAAAAATCTTACAAAATCATTATTCTCGTTTATAAGAATCAAAGAATCTACATGTTCAAATAAATCTTGAAAACCTCTAGCAATGGCCTTAGATGTCCATTGTTTATTGGTCAATGGTTCCGTGATCTCATTCGTTATTGCTTGCCAAAAAACACCGTTCAATACATTTAACTCAAATTCATTATAAAGTTTTCTATCTGATTTTCTATTGAAAACATAATCTTTGGTTTTGAGATTTATCTGACTCTGCTCCATAAGTTCAATAAATGAACGATGTATTTCATTGCCTGCCTTTTTCTCAAAACAAATTTTACCTCCATTATATTTAACTTCTTCGTATTTTCCATCACACTTGAGGTCACCACGACCCTCTGTTGAGATGAGAGATTTAAAGTTGCTCAGAAAAGATATAAAAAACTCACATCGACCAATACTAGCCATACCACCATTACCACCAGCAGTAATATCAATCAACATTTGAGCAATAGGGTGATAATCTACATGAAGAAAATCGAGAAGATTGCCAGATCTTGATTTTGAAAAAGAATTGAAATCAAATGCACTGCCATTTTCAATATCAAGTAAAAATTTATCAGGATCAATACCATGACGAATACAAGCACAAAAAACACCGTTTGATGCTTCAGTGCGGTGTCTCAAATTAGAATAAACAGATTCTAATTTACGATCAAGATTTTTTATTGATTCTTTCATAAAGATACTAGGGAAGATACATCTTCAACAATTTTCTCACCAACTGTTCTATAATTAAATCCCAGACTCACATTATCACCTGAGAAATCAACAGTAAAAAGACCAGACATGATCATGTAAAAAACAACCGCAACGATTGAATACTTAACAATGAAAAACATATGACCTCATTTTGTAGGGGAGAAGCAGGTGAAAAAACCGCCGTTCGCAAGTCATGCGGACAAAACTCACCTGCAGAATGTTTTTTAGACGGACCAGTAAGTCTCTGACATACGAGCCTTACCAGACCCGTTCTTACCCATACGGGTCTTGCCAGACCCTGCTCGATAGTTAGCATCGAACTTTGAAAACATGTTCAGTGACTTGGCACCGATGATCTTTGATGAACGCTCAATACGACCGCCACGGGCCAAGAACTCTTCAACTGACTCTCTTCTCATTTCACTCATATCGATTTTTTCGAAAGGGTTATTAATGACTCACTCAACATGCTTATATAATACCAAATTCTGACCATTTGTCAAGAACTTTTTACCATTCTTTCAGCAAAAAATTTGCTTTCTCTAGCAAGTTCAGCCCTAACGGCTTCTGCAAACTCTGCTTCTTTCCTCTTCTTCTCAGCAACTTTTGCTTTTACACCTTCATCAAATTTCAGATCAAACACACCACTCATAATTCGTCCTCCTCTATTGAACCAGTTTCGTAATACAGTCTAGCCATACGTGCAACCTCTTCAGTTGCTTCTCTCAAATTCTCACCACCCATCCAACGTGCAAGAACCAATGCAATTGAATGTTCTAGTCTTTCTTCACTCATAACACTACCTCATTATCTATGATTTCAATTTCCATATGCTCATCTTCTGGAAGATCGAGCCAACGCCAGTTCTCTCTGCGACCCTCTGCCATAGGCACTACACAGATCTTAGTAGATAGAACCGAACTCTCTTTACCATCGATAGTGATGACTTCCCACATATCGCCATTCTCACGAATACGATTTTTACCGTGGCGAGTTTTGCCAGACAATCTCACCGCATCACCAACGAATATTGATTTATCATTAAAAGCCATAGTCAATCTCGGCAGGGGTTAATCATTAATTACATTATTATTGTAGCAAATTGGGGAGGGAAGTCAAGAAAAAAATGGGAAGAATGAGAAAAACAAAGAATGTTCCAGTCGGTTCATTCAAAGCAACTTACAACGAACAAAGTGCAAGTTTGATGCTTAATATCGTCCTCTGCATACAAGGTATGGTGGGTATCACCTCACAACAAGCAAAAAGGTCCTCTTCTAACAGAAGCAAACATCTAGTTCGTCCGTTATTGCTTTTGATAAATGCCTAAAGGCAAGTGATTACATTTGGTTGTAATCGGACCTCTCACTCTTCCCTCACCGAAGGTCAGATCAGATTCTCTTTTTTGAGAACCTTCACCACCTTCGGTGTTAATTCTAATTCTGTTTTGATGTTTAACGACAATAACTCATCGTTAAATTTCGCTTTGGTTCTTTTCAGTTCTTGAAGTTTTTCGGTCCAGTGATCATGGTCATTTCTACTGATGACAGAAACATCCATTGAGATGTAACCATCAAAATCAGCATTCTCAGCCCGTGCCACTTTACGATTTCTTTGTTTCTCAAGAACCTCATCTTTTTGACGAACTTCTCTTTGAAGAATCCATCTCTGGATTGTAGTAATCTGACTCTCAACTTGATTGAGGTCAGCAAGCAAATTAGTAACACCACACAAGGTGTTATGGTTGGCTATTCGCTTACGAATATCAAACCTGGCTTCTACCATATCAAGTTTTCGTTCTACTTCTTTGTAGTATTTGGTCTGGGCATTTTCTACCTCAGACCTCCACAGTTCGTAGTCAATAACATTGACCTCATGGTCTGCACTAGGACGAGTCTTAATCGCCTCGTTAAGTTGCTCTTGAAGTGCATTTGCTTTGCGTAGTGAAACTTTCATAATATTCTCCGTATTAGGTTGTATTTCGATTTATTAAAAATTTATATGATAATATCGTATTTCGGGTTTAGGCGGAGGTGGTGTATCAAATTCTTTTTTATACACATATGCACCAACTGTTAAAGCACAAACGATTGTTAAAGATAAAAGTAAAATATCATAGTTCATAAAAATATTTATGGCAGGCTATGTAGGAATCGAACCCACATTGACGGATTTGGAGTCCGTAGTTTTACCATTAAACTAATAGCCTGTGGTGGGAAGGGGCGGAGTCGAACCGCCACAGTTTATACGGCAGATTTACAGTCTGTTGGGCTCACCTATGCCCAGCCTTCCCTAGTGTCAAAATGGTAATTCTTCTTCGTCTGATTTTTTATAAGCATCGACAAAAGCATCTTTAGTAGCACCTTCTGGCATATTGAAACACTCAATATGATCAGTGTAATGATAACCTGATGCATTAAGAAAAGCAGTAAATGCTTCACACAATTCATCTTTGGTGCTATGACCATCTATTTCGATTACCAATTTACGCTTACCGATTCTAGAAACAAATCTAAAAAAATCTCTATCTACAGGTCGTATATTCATTTTGATTCATTCAAGTCATTAGCAGGTATCACTTGATACCCACCTTTGTTGTAAGCAACCGACACAGTAAAACCTGTGGGATGCTCGGGTTCTACAATACGTTTTTTAGCAACCTCTTTGTAACCCATCATGCGTGCCACAAAGTCATCGGGAATCTCATCAAGAGTAGATTGCCGTTGATACGGTTTAGATTCTACAGGTTCAATCGAACCACGATTGGTACCCCTGACAGGATTGACAGCCTCATCAGGAGCATACTCTACATAACAACCATCAAGTATTTTCATAAAGCACCAGTCCATCTTACACATTTTTCCATTGAGATAGTATCAAACACACTACCTCGTGCAAAGTTACGTGCAGGTGCGGCCCAACCAGCAGGCTTCAGAATGTCACCATATGCAAACTTCTTATCATTCTCAACATTAACAATAAAAGCACAAACGCTGGAATGATAATCACCCTCACGCCTCAAGACTTTAATATACTTCTTACCGATAGAATAGTCAAGACTATTACAATAATCTTCGTACATAGAAGCACGAGTACCATGAGGATCAGGGCCACGGTCGGCCCATGCTTTATAATCATTTTTCATATGCTCAAGCATATCATTCAATCTTTCAATCATATCAGCCATATTACACCTCGTTCATAGCGTGGTCAGCAAGTTCAATGCGGGCAGACTCTTCTGCCTCGATTTCATCAATGAGATTCATGATATCTTCGTCGGACATATCAGGAGTGATAGAACCGACCATTTCAATGAAAGCATCATCGGACATTTCAAACTCACGAATTTCCATTAGCATTCTCGTTAAAGGTTAATCATCAACTCACATGATCTATTGTACCAAATTGGGTATAATTGTCAAGCACTTTTTTGCATTTCTTCTGCTCTTTCCAAAGTAGCATCAATATCAATACCACCGTGCTTTTCAAGAACATCATTAACAACCCTACATGGTACAAAAGAATAAACCGTGTCAGTTGGCTTACTCTCGTCTTCACAGTATCGCATAATCAATGATTCTTTCTGACTAGGAAAACCAATCTCAAACTCACGATACCTATTAAAGTTACCACGTGGATCACAGTAATGAGAACCTGATGCTTGTACAGACATAGTAAAACCATCTGCACATACAATGTATGGTGCCATAACTCGGTCGTACCTCTGCCGATGTTCAGACTTTTCGGTCATGAACCCATTAGCAGGAGTAATCTTCTTGTATTTTTTATGAAACGTGTTTATCTTCATGTTCCTCTATGATCATAGCCTTCCGAAAGGCTATGTAATCTTTTGCTTTTTGTTCTGTCTTAAAGAATGCTCCACTCATTTCTAGACCATCTTCAAATAATCTCACACAATATTGTCCAGAAGTTTTTGAACCAAACACTCTATCTTCTGGTTCTAATACATCTAATGTTGCAGTAATCATAAACTAACTCCTATAATAAACATTGCCAATAAAAATGCTACACCATAAACGATTACTTTCTTCCAGTCAAAATCATCCATGTAATCATTCATCGCAACCCACTCCAATTATAATCTTCACTGTTAAACAAATCTTCTTGACTCTTATCGTACATTCGTTGAATCGCCTCTTCTACCTTGGCTTCTTCTCTGACATGAACATATGAAATGTCTTCTCGTTCATTATCAACCTCTACAACCTTAAACGTAACCTCACCATCTTTATTACCAATCATTTCAAGTTCTAGTTCTTGCTCTATCTGTTCTTCAATAAATTTTTTCTTCATTACGCCCATGGTGGCTCCTGGACTAAAGGTTTAGAGGATAAAAAAGAATCGTCTTTATGCCAAGTTCGTTTCTTTTCTTTACTACCATAATTCTTAATAAAAACACATCTATTTAGATATGTTTGTGCTTTACCATCTCTTACATCATGTCGTGCAACAGTTGCTTTCATCAGTATGCAATCGCCTTCATCAAAACCTTCTAACCCACCTTTGATATTATAAAACATCGCCTTGCGACCTTCACGATCAACCATGAAGTGCATGGTGTATTCTGGTTTCTTAATACGTTTATCTAGTCTCAGAAAAAACTCATCACGAGTACCTTTCGGTGCAAGAAATGGTTCTGACATCAGACCTCCATTGAATCCATAAAGAATGCTAGTCGTGCCAGTTCAGCAGTTTCTTCGCAATCATCAAACCCTGCTTCAAGCAGGTCTTCATATATCTGTTCTAATACCGCATCATTATCTACCATGTTACCTTTTTTCGACAAAGTTTCTTGGATCGTTTCTTTTTCTCACAACCTTTGCGTTTGGTAGAGAACCGAGTCATTCTCAGCAACGCATCAAATTTCTCTAGTTCTCTTGCAGTTTCCATTACGCAGTTTCAGATGTGAGGTGAGCAATTGGAGTTTCTTCACCTGTGAAAAGATCTACTTCCCTAGCACAACGAACCTCGACCCACTCACCAGTGTAGTCTTTAAAAGTTTTGACCCCGTAACGAGTCATCCACTCTAAACCAGCCTCTAGTGACTCTAAACCAGTTTCGTACTCAACAAATTCTTTTTTAACCATGCCCATAAGTGACTCCTAAAAGATTAATACAAGGAAAAACATTCACGTTCAGTCAATGACCAATTGTCAAGGTCATTTGCTTCTCTAAGATCAGAAGCCTCACACCACTCAATTGAACCGTCACGTTCATAAAGAACCATGTAGTCATAAACACCGTCACCATTCAGTGACCGCTTGGTGACTTCACCAACAAGATCATTTAACGTATGAACAACAACAGTATCACCAATATCCCAATGACGAAGTGACCCGTCTTCTCTGGCTTCTTCAAACAATCTGTCAAGGCTTGAACTCATATCATTCTCTGAAAGGGTTATCTCAATCACTCATCAGGTTATATAATAGCAAATTGGGCTAACTTGTCAAGACTTTTTTTCATTTTATTCCATATGCTCTTGCAAGAATTCCGTAATCTTTATAACCTAATTTAGACCACTTTGAAAAACCTTCTTTACCAAGTTCCCAAAACACTCTGCGATTTACCGCTAGTTGTATTCGGTTTTCTTCAGCAATATGTTCTCTGCTTGGTTGAAGTTTGGGCTTGACTTTAGCACCTTTATTTTTTAGTTGATTAAGGCGCCAGAAAAATTGTTTGCTAGATTTAAATTTCATACTAGACCCTTACCAAATCCCTCTTTAATCAGTTCAATCTTGTCGTGAAGGGTTAAGGCTTCACCATGCTCAAGACAATATCTCAACTCACCGATGTTGCCTTTGTGATGCTCAATCATCTTCAACTTAGAGACCGCACTCCACTTCTTTGCACGTTCGGCTTCTAATTCTTCTTCAAGAATTGCGATACGTGAAGCGGCCGCTTCAAGGTCTTCAGTAATTCTTTCTACCATACCGTCTTTGACACCTTCTTCGTATGTTCTGCTCATTTTACCTCAGTATGTTCCATTGCGATTTCATCATCAGAGTACCTACCAGAAGCAACAATGCGACCAGCAAGATCTCTTGCCCACTCAAGACCTTCTTCTAAAGTCTCAAAATATTTTCTGTGACTAAACCTACCACGATATTTAATACCTCTTGATCTTACTTCTGATATGAACATTCGTTATCTCCGAAAAGGTTTCTCAATCACTCAGGTAATACTATACCAAATTTAGATAATGTGTCAAGACATTTTTGAGCAACACATCGGAGAATTACTCCTCCCACATAGCCTTGCCGACCATACCCCCATGGTAGGTGTATAACTCTGCCGACAGTTCCTCTAGCGTGTTGCTCAAAAATCAAACCATGCGAAATGTTTTTTCGCTTGCGGATACTTCTCAAAGTAATGCCTTGAGAAGATTGAACTAGGAAGTGCCTCTCTTGACTTTGATTCCCAATCTTTACTCCAAGCGGCACTTTTCAAGAAGACCTGAAAGTGTTTTTGTATTGAATGCTTACTCATAATACCCTTTCCCAACGCTTGGCGTAGTCTTTTTCTTCTTTTTCGTCTAGGGCATCAAGGACCATGAAGTACATGCTCTCATGAGCCAACTCGTGCCTCAGTGAGAGAGCAAAGTCAATCTCTCGTGCCCAGTAGGCTAACTCCTCACGGAGTTGTGCTACACTCATTGCCCGTAGGTCTTTCGCATATTCTTTCATAATATACCTTTCGTTGAAGTTGAGATAAACAGTTTTGAGTTTCGGTTTCGTGGTAAATAAAGTTTCTCTCACTGGGCGGTCGTACTGCTCCCGCATCCCTCGCTGACGGAGGAACTCCGAAATCAATTGTCTCACTCACTCAACAGTTATATAATACCAAAGTATAAAATTATGTCAAGTCTTTTTTTCAGTAGAAAGTATTTTTATTGTAGGGTGGGATTTGATGAAGTCTAGGTACTTGCGTTCGGTTTTAAAGATTACCACATGTTTCGTTTTGACACCAACGTAGTCTTTGTATGTGTATGCGAGTTTGAACATGATTCTCCTAACGCATCCGTGACTCCTTCCATAAGTCAATTAGACCAAAAAAGATTCCACAAGTGATCGACTCCCATATGATGTTGCCACCCATGGAGCCTGCGAATGCTAGATAAAGTGTTCCCCAAAAATATCGAGGTTGTGCCATATGCTCTAATAGTTGATTAAACATTATCCAAATTATTTATAATCGCCTGCACCAGGAATGACATTACGAATACCACCTCTTGGTTCTTCGGTGTCACCTTCTCTTCTAGGAATCAAATGAACATGAGGCCAATCAATCGTTTGCCCTGCTTGTTCATTAAAATTCATACCAATATTGAAACCATCCCATTCTTTATTTTCAATGCCTGATATACCTCTTTTATATGCCTCTGTAAAACAATCCATTATTTGTAAGAAATTTCTTGATCTCGGTACATACAACAAATGCCCTTCCGTCACAGGAAATTTGTCTGAATAAACTATATGTGTTTTATATTGCATTACAATATTTTCTCGGTCCCATGGCATTTCATTAAGATCTTTTATATCATGCTCTTCTGAACCATCAGTATTTAAAGCAGAAAAACCTAATTCACTTTTTATTTCATTCATATTTTTCATATGTCACTCCAACAATATGTGTTCTCGCATTAAATGTTGCATTAATTGCAGTATGAGGTTTAGTGGTATCAACTAAATATGCTGAACCATCGTTTTTTAAATGGTAGTTTTTATCCTCAAGAATAAACAAACAACCCTCTCGTGTGTCTATCGGAATATGTACTCTAGGTGCAGGATCTGAATGCCAAGATAAACATCTCTTTTTAGGCAATCTCATTACACGAGTCCTATATAAATTCATTTCTTCTATAATAGAATTAGTGTATTCCATTTCAGGAAATAAACAATGATTATATTCTGATTCACAGTGACCATGCAAAGACCCTCCATTACCTACAAGTTCTTCTAACTTTCTAGCACCAAAAAAAGGATCCATATCAGGGCTATGACCCTGCAAACACAATTGATCTTCAAATTTTTCAATACTAAAAATATGAGTTTCTATCTCATTTTTTATTCGATCTACGTCTATGTCTGATCTTAGTAACTTTACGTGTTGCATATGAATTCAACCCTACTGGTTCATAGTCAAAATAAATTCTATCTTGAGAAGATACCGTGACATCTTGTTTAAATTGAACTACATCGAGATCTTCAATGTCTCTTGCATTAAAATAAAACATGAAATTATTTAGATTGACAACCATTCATCATTAGATAAATACCAATCACTCACCTGTTGAATTCTCTCAGAGAATTTTAGTTTTGGTTCCCATCCCATAGATTTCATCAACCCACCGTCAAGTGCATATCTAAGATCATGTCCAGGTCTTGCAGAATGAAAATCAACCATTTCAGTGATTGCCTCTTTACCTTGACATTCAGCAATCATTTTTGCTAGAGAGAGATTATCAATCTCTTCTGGTCCAACAATATTAAACTTGATGTTATGACCGACCTTACATGAATCATTTGATTTTTTCTTAGTCACATCATTATTTAATAAGAATAGCATTGCATCAGCAACATCTTTTGCATGTATGTAATGCCTTGAACCTGCTTCTGTCTTTGCACTGTTTGAATGAACTGTAATTGTTTCACCGTTTTTCACCCTACGCACACACATTGGTATATACTTCTCAGGATGTTGTCTCTCACCAAAGACATTCATTGTATGTGAAATAAGAATCGGAAGTTTAAACGTATTTTCATATGCTACCGCTAACTCTTCAGCACCCGCCTTACTTGCACTATACGGGTTTGTAGAATTGTATCTGTCCCATTCTTTGTACTTAACTCCTTTTGGTGCGGGACCAAATACCTCATCAGTAGAAAAGTAAATCATTTTCTCTAGCCCATCTAAACTACGAGCCCAATCCATAACATTTACTGTACCAACAACGTTGTCCATTACAAACTCCATTGGATACTCAATGCTTCTATCAACATGAGAACCTGCGGCCATATGAACAATGTAATCACATTTGCCTAAAAATGATCTGATCTGAGGATTGAATGGTGCTTTAAGATCATGCCAAACTGTTTTCAATCTTTTACGTTCAGGATTATCTTTAAGTATATCTACCAAGCGATTATAATTACCACTATAATCAATTCGGTCTATCGTTACAATATCCCAATCTGTTTCATTCAGTATAGTTTCAATAGCGTGGTGTGCTATGAAACCAGCACCACCCGTGATACATATTTTAGTCATTAGTTTCCTTGCCAATTTGATACTGCGAACTTAAAGTTCATATGTTTTAATAACTCCGCATGACCACCTCTAATTAAATCACCTCTATAAGAATGTACCTTATCAAAGTAATAAGATTGAATGTGTTCAGCAAACTTTTTATTATCTACATCAGGATTATTATGTACATCATTGAACAACCAGTGAAGACAACACCATACTTCAAGACCATATTCTGGAATTTCACATATACCATCAAAGTCTTCATTTGTAAAAGGTATTACCTCGATGTCTAGAGATTTTGTAAGATGTTTATGATATAACCACAACTCATACAGACCTTGTTCTGTACCCAAGACAAAGTATGATAATGGTTTTCTATGTTTGTTCGTAAGTTCTTGTATCATGTTTCTGAAGAACTGTAAATTAATGATCCAGAAATCATTTATACGCACACCGACTTTTAACATCTGTGATAAAGTATCATCTTCTATCTTCAATACATGATTTACAATGTCAGAATTATTCCATCCACCCTGCTCAAAAACTGATAATAGATTATTCGTTTGACTGTATAAGAAGATATCATTGACACTAAAATTTGTAAGAGGAAAAGATTCAGCATCAATACACCAAACATATTCATAACCTCTTCTCTCAAGTTCCATCAACCCATAACTTCTCTTGATATTCATCCATTTTCTTACGGGTGTATTTGCAGAACCCCAATGTCCTCCATGAAGCACGTTAATACCTTGATGTATCGAGAAATCTACTTCTTGAAATGATTCATTATAAAATAAATAGTTGAATGGTCTTGTCAAAATATCATATACAGACGTTACCGAAAGATTTTTTATTTTTGACAATCTTTTTTTATTACCATCAAGAAAGTTTGATACATCAGCAGGTCTATCTACAACAATCACTATATCAAAATCTTCAAGATCATCAGTATGATTATGTAATGCTTCAAGTAAATTTACCACATAATGAAAGTGAGGTGGATAACATTGTATATGAATCACTCGTTTATTCATAGAGCAGATCCTTGATTAATGATGTATATGATGAGAACCTATTTGAGTCCCATTCATGCAAAGGTAATAAAGAAAAATAAAGACTTGCGGTAAGAAGTTTGATATGTTCAGAATTTACACAAGACAAATAATAATTTCTTAATTCACTTAAATATGTATCAGGTATCTCTAGGTCATTTAAAATGAAATCATATCCCATTAGAGATTGCAAAATCTTGGCATAGTCATAATTACGATCACCATATATTGTATTATCTACAGTCTTACCTCGCATATCAATAAACTTGATTCCTGTTTGAGTTTTGATTACGTTAGTGAAAACAGGATCACCATGTATCATGCAGTAGATACCATCTTGACTTGTTTGATATGAATACAATTTTTGTGAAAGGTTTTCATATGCATCAATCAATTCAAGTTTTTCATATAGTTGTTTATTTTGTGAATATCGAGTTTCAAGTTTTGCGGTATAGACCGAATACATGTCCAACTGTCTAGTACCGTTCCATGAAATCTCATGTAATTTTTTAATAGATGACAAAAGCAAATCTATGTCACTTGTTTTTAATTGTTCTGTATTCAATAGATGTGAAAAACTAACACCATCTATATTCTCCATAGTGATAGTATTGTCGCAAACCGAATACACTTTAGGAAACAAATGTTGCACTCTTTCAGGTATATTGTTGTAATAGTAAGACTCTCCACTATTATTAGATATTTTTGTAACCTTAGTCTCAGTAAAAGAAATATCATTGAATATTCTTGACTTTGTATTCGTATTATAGAAACCCGTAGATTCATTTAGAGAAACATATGGATTCACCGCAAGATCATCAATATAATAATTAGCATATGGTTTGCCAAAGAATAATTCATCATAAGGTATTTCAAATTTATTCAGAGTTGAAATCGTCACTTCACCTATATCAGCAAGAATTGCTCCGACGTTACCTTTATGTGTTCTCATTCTACGAGCAGTATATATGATGATGTGATGCCCTAATCTATTCAATAGTTTCAAAAATTCTATGTTGCGAGATATAGGACGAACTGTACTATAATCACCTGGTACATCAGGATATGTTACAAGAGTATTGTCAAGGTCAAAACAAATTCTTATAGGTTCAGCAGTTTCAATATATCGATTACAATAACTTTTAAGTTGTATTGGTGTTCCTACACAATGAAAATTTGACACCTCTTGTGCAACAATATTTTCACCATTGCGAATCATTGTATGATACAATGCACTTATATAGGTTGGTGTATGCGATTCACAAAGATTCAAAAGATTCTCCGCACTATCAAACCCGTATGCACCTACATTTGCATTATCACTTATCTTTGTCTTTTCAACAATATCGATCACTGTCCCATTCGCTATGAGTATATAAGAATAAATTGGATTAGGATCAGTTGAATTAAAATAAAAGATACAATTCTTATTCGCAGAGGACCTATACTTTGATATGATGTTATCTTCGTAAAAGGTATCACAATCTAATAGAAGAACCTCACCCGTGAGATCAGACAAACCATATTGTAAAGTTTCGCTAGGTCCCTTGGTCTGCTTAGGAAGACAAACAAATGAAATTGAGATGTGAGGAAACCAAAATCGAATTAGATCTTCAAAGTTATATCGTTTAAGTGTATTGTTATAGATGATGCGAACATGATCTTCGTTCTTCACGTCCAATGATTTCAGCAAACGATATATCATTGGGCGTCCCAGTACAGGAATCAAAGGTTTAGGAACGTCATAGTTCTCTTGTGCAAATCTTTCACCTGCACCACCAATAGGTATTATTATATTCATAGTTGTCGATATATTACAAATGGGCGACCATTTTTTATAACAGTCGTGTATTCTTCATTCTTTTTTGCAGGATGCATCCACCTCTCGCCATAGAGAAATTTTACTGTATCTACTTCTCTATTTGGTATTCTACACGACCCAAACTTGCAGGTTTTATTTTTGATAGGATAAATCAAACTTTTAGGTATCATCACATGAAACTCAGGTTCATCCCATCGTCCCCAAAAGTTCCACCTATCAATAAGATTTGTTTCATTGATTTTATCATCGTAAAGATAGAAGTCAATATAAGTTCTTTCTTCGCCTCTCATACGTGTTGCTTGAAGAAAATATGGTGAATGATTTGGATGCTCTTTCGTATTGATTTTATCAAAGTGTTTCTCTATGATTGCATACAATTGTTCCCTATGCTTCAGATTCACACAGATATCAATATCATCATCCATCTCAAGTATATTACCTTCACGAACAATACCGAGTAAAGAACCATAGAACATAAAGTATTCAATATTCGCTTTCTCTAGTATAGGTAACATCAATTTCAGATTAGGCTCATTAAATGATCTATGAATTTTTTTAAACATCACATTCCCATCATTTCAGCAATCAGAGACGGTGTGATCTCGTATCCCATTTCAAAATCATGAATTTTGTCTATTGACATTATTTCCGTCAGTAACAAACTCTTATCCATTGATGGTACATCAGTAGCCCAGAACGACATGGAGTTTAATTCTTCTTCCTCAAACCAATCCATTGCATTCAATCCCTTCATATCACACACGCCTTTTACCATCATTCCTAATGCTCGCCCGTGAGCGACACCATAGTTTCCAGTAATAGGATAAGAACACCCATGCAATAGAGTAGTAGGCACCATACGTATTAATTCGCCACCAAGGTTTCCGAGTTCAACCAATTCGACATTCGTTAATCTATTTTTTAAAGTATCCAGAATAGTATAAGACAATTGCTCAGACGCCGTAGTACGCCTCACACTATACAGAGTATCGATAGCATGTGCCCAGACATCTACACGAGTATTTAAACGAGCAACACCGCTCAACCCTTCACAATATTTTTCATTTACATAAACTTCGACTTCACATGCTGAAGGTATCGAAAGTTTATTTACACCATCCCATGCTACGCTATGTGCAGATGTAGAAGAACCAGCGGCCGTAGTAGGATATGCAATGAGTTTATTTTTTGCAAGTATCTTAGCACAATCGATAACTGCACCTCCACCTATTGCAGTGACAGTATCATAAGCATTCTCATTGTCACGAATAGAAACATCACACTTATCAAATACTATAAAGGTAGGTTCTGTAATTTTTGGACTAATATATTTTACAGTAGAAGGTGAAACAACATAACAATGACTCATAAATTCTTTATTCTTTCAATCAATTCTGTAGTAGAGATCCCGTGAGTATAAGTAGGTTCTATTAATACGCCACCCCACTCAGATAGTGTAGAGATAACTTTTTGTCTTGCATGTTCTTGAGGACCATGCTTCCAATCATCACCATGTACAACATATTCAGGTTGTATTTTTCTTAGATTATTTGTGTAGTCTAATGTTGTTTGAGGTATTACTTGTGAAACCTTAGAGAGTGCAGATACAATTTTGAAACGTGACTCCCAATTCATAATAGGTGTTCGCTTGTAACTTTTTACTGCTTCATCTGTAAGTAATCCTACAATCACTTGACCATATTCATATGCAGTAGATATAATATTCAAGTGACCTTCGTGCAGAAGGTCACAGACCATACCTACATAGACCTTATGTGTTATTTGGGCTTCTGTCTTTGATTCCTTCATTCACACCTTCCCATAATATATCAGTCTCTAATGCTAAGTGATTAGGCTCAGGTTGCCCTGTTCTCTCCCATCTCTCAGATACAATACGAAACTTTGATCTATCAGGTAGATGCTGAAAGTTATATTGAATCTTTTTACCCCATTGCTCTAAGTCTTTTTTGTCCCATGCTCTTTCACCTTGATTATGCCAGTATCTCCACTCCTGATGTCTCTCGGACCAAAACTGCACATGACAATTAAAATACTCTGAAATTCTGTTGGACCTTTTAGCCATTTTTTCTCCAGGAAAATTTTTTTACTTGAAACCGATATAACAATGCCGTTGTATTGTCACGCACACCCCAAGTATCTTGCCGAAACTATATTGCCCCCCCCACTCCGTGTGAGTGCAGAGAGTGTGCAGAGGACGCACCAAGATCGGTGCAGATGCATACAGGTGCATCCTCTGCTTATGTGCCCACCCTTTCCCGTCCGTGCTTGTGCTTTTGGACTCTACCTTATTCAGTTGTATTTAGTATTATAGCATATTTTTTTATATTGTCAAGATATAGCAATCCCTGGCAGGGGAGTCGAACCCCTCCAGGGTTTTGACCGCACGTATGCAGTCTTTTCTCGTTTGTCCTTGGAGGTGAGAAGTCTCCTCTGACAGGCTGACTCACATTCAGCACGAGGAAGATAAAGCGAGGATTCTCAGGCCCTCTCTCATCTTCACTTTTATTATCTCATAAGAAATAACAAAAGTCAAGAACAAAGTTTTTGTTTCAGAGAAACTTTGCGTAAAACTCTTACCGTCTTTTTTACGGCTACCTTTCGTATTTCTCTGGGACATAGGTGCATACTGAACCTACCGTACGTCTTACGCATACGTGTTCTGCTTTTTCGTTCCCCGTCACATCAGCCGTCTGCTTGAGATCATTCTCTACGTTGCAGGTAACTAGGGGAGAGCAGTCCCTTAGACTCTCTATTGTCGTTTGGTCAATCATTACACCATTGAACAATCTCTAATAGAGGTTAGAAGGTTATGATTTTATCAGTAACCCCTCAGGCGAAGTAACCCTCTATGCTTTTGTATATGCAGACTTACAAGAGGCTAACTACC